CGCATTCACCACCACCACCGCCAACACTGCATCGCTGCAGAAGATCTACGTCAACGTGACGAACCTCAAGCGTTACGTCAAAGTGTCGATCACTGTGGCCGGTGGCACCGGTGCCGGCGCTGTTGCAGTGCTCGGCCTTGCTTCTGCTAAGTACGGCTGATCATGGCTCTCACCGAGAACCTGGATGCGTTCTTGGCCGATTTCGGCGTCAGCGTTACTGCTGGCGCCGTTTCTGCATTGGGCATCCTTGACATGCCGATGGAAGTACTGGCGGGTGATCAGGTGCTGAGCACTGACTACACGCTGACGACACGTGCTTCTGATTTTGGTGATCTGATCTACGGATCTGAAGTCAACGTGAACGGCGTGCCATACACGGTGCGCGAGACGCGGCTGATTGATGATGGCTCGTTCTGCCAGATCGGCCTGATGCGCAGCGTTGCGACGGCATTGCAGGAGACATCTACTGCGATTGATGCCGGCGATGTAGACGATGTGATCGATGACCTAGGCAATGCGCAACTGGACCCTGAGCTAGACGGCGGCACCGCTTTGACTAGCTACCTTGAAGGCAACGCGATTGATGGTGGCGCAGCATGAGCAGCACAGCAAAGATTCGCCTGCGACGTGACACAGCAGCCAACTGGACGGCTGCTAATCCGGTGCTGCTGACCGGTGAGGTTGGATTCGAGACTGACACGCGAAAGCTCAAGCTGGGCGATGGCACCACGGCGTGGGCATCGCTGCTGTATGTGCAGGGGTATGACAATCCCACATTCACCACGCTTGGCTGTACGGGTGTGGCAACGCTGCCGCACATCCATGGCGCACTGGCTGGCCCCGTTTACATCCACTGCCGCAACGGCACTGGAAGCACCCTGGCCAAAGGTACGCCGGTCTACATCACAGGGAACGTTGGCGATACGTCGACTGTGATCGTCGCCGCGGCCGATGCTGCGAACTTGGCAAAGATGCCGGCGATTGGGATTTTGGATGCAGCCATCTCAGCCGGTGCTGATGGCCATCTTGTGATTTCGGGCGAGATCACAGCGATGGATACCAACGGCTATGCGATCAATTCAGCCCTTTATGTCGCCAATGGTGGCGGGTTTACCACGACAGCACCAACCAACAAACAACCGATCGGCCGCGTGACCCGTGGCAATAGCAACACCGGCGCGCTGGTGGTGATGGGCCCTGGGGTGGTGTTGTGACAAGCAAGCGCGAACAGGTACTGACTGCTATCCGCATCGCGCTCACCGGCACCACAGGGGTCGGCACGCGGATCTACCGCAGCAGGGTGGAGCCGCTTGCCCGGCAAGAAAGCCCGGCGATTGTGGTTGAGCCTGTCAGCGATACGGCAGAGCAAAACACCAGCCTCCCCACGCTGGATTGGAGCCTGACGGTACGAGTTGCCGTGATCGTGCGCGGCATGGTGCCCGATCAGTTGGCCGATCCCATCGTGGCCGATGCCCACAGCAAGATCATGGCTGACCTGACGCTGGGCGGTTACGCCATTGATGTGCAGCCGTTATCGGTCAGTTTTGACTTTGTGGAAGCCGACCAACCAAGCGGCGTGATCGCCTTGGATTACCTAGTCCGCTACCGCACAAGTGTCACAAATCTGGCCAGCTAGGATGGGTCTAAAAGGGCCAGAACAATGCCGCTCTTAAGTCGTAAGCGCCTTCTGCTGACGAAGATCGAATCGACCTACGCGACCGATTCAAGCCCGGCCGGCACTGACGCGGTTCTGGTTCGCAACCTTGAGATCACACCGATCGAGGCCGACACTGTTAGCCGTGATCTGATCCGCCCCTATCTCGGCCACAGCCAGCAGATCCTCAGCCAGGCTCGTGTGTCGATCACGTTTGAGGTGGAGCTTGCAGGTTCTGGCACCTCTGGCACTGCATCGCGCGTGGATTCGCTGCTGCGTGCTTGCGGCCTAGCAGCCACCACCACTGGCTCCGATGTCACCGGCACTGCGCAAGCTGGCAGCGCTGGCAGCATCACGCTTGCTGCAGGCGCCAGCAGCACCGATGACTTCTACAGCGGCATGGTGATCACCCTCACCAGCGGCACGGGCAGCGGCAGCAAGGGCGTGATCGTTGATTACGTCGGCAGCACCAAGGTTGCAACGGTGCAGAAGTCAACCGCGGCCTTCACGCCCGATGGCACCAGCGCCTACAGCATCGAATCCAACGTGCGCTATCGCCCGGTGAGCACCGGCTTTGAGAGCGCCACGATCTACTTCAATAACGACGGCATCCTGCACAAGGCCACTGGCTGCCGCGGCACCTTCACGATGAACTGCGAGGTGGGTCAGATCCCCACGATCGCGTTCACGATGACGGGCATCTACAACGATCCGACTGATACGGCAGCACCTGCTACCACCTACAGCGATCAGGCCACCCCTCTGATCTTCAAGGCTGGCAACACATCGGCCGTGTCGGTGCTCGGCTACGCAGACTGTTGCCTGATGTCGGTCAACCTCGACATCGCAAACGAGATCGTCTACCGCGAGCTGGTGGGCTGCACCAAGCAAGTGCTGATCACCAACCGGGCACCCGCTGGCGAGGTGATGATCGAGGCGCCGACCATCGCGGCTAAGGATTACTTCACCATCGCCAACAACGACACCACCGGCCTGCTCACCTTTATGCACGGCACCACCGCCGGCAATCAGGTGACCATGCTGGCCCCAATCGTTGACATCCTCAACCCGACCTATTCGGATTCGGATGGCATCCAGATGCTGACCCTACCCTACGTGGCAATCCCCAGCAGCGCCGGCAACGATGAGCTGACGTTGACCTTCAGCTGACCGCAGGCCATAGTGGGCTGAGCAATTACGTTCAGCCCTTTGGCTTTTGTTCTCAAGCAATCAGATAGCTACAGCTGGCCGGTCACGTTGCGGATGCCTGCTGATGGCGGCAAGCGTGAGAAGGCCACCTTTAGCGCCGTGTTCAAGCGGCTGAGCCAGAGCCGGATCAATGAGATCCAGACCGAGGTGCAGCGCCGCGTCAAGGCTGCCGAGGCTGGTGAGGATGTGCGCGGCAGCATCAGCGACGTGTCGCTAGCCGATGAGATCCTCTTGGGATGGGAGGACGTGACCGATGGCGACGGCGAGGCGGTGCCATTCAGCAAGGGCGCAAAGGCGCAACTGCTCGAGGTGCCCATGCTGGCAAGCGCCATCATCGAGGCTTACTTCGAGTCGCTGGTGGAGCAGAAGAGAAAAAACTGATCGGCGCCGCTGAGTATTGGGCGGGCGGCGCAACGATCGACGACACAGCAGCAGATGCCGCGCTGATGGGCATCGAGCTGCCGGAGCCAGACGAGCCAGAGCACTATGAGGTAGAGCCTGACGCATGGCCGGCACTGCAGATATTCCTCACGGTGCAGACGCAATGGCGCAGCGGCCCGAGCGGCCTGCTCGGATTGGACTACAACGCAGTCCGATGGGTGATGGAACTGCAGCGCATCGCTGATCCGTTGGCGGTGTTGGATGATCTGCAGACCATCGAGGCTAGAGTGGTTGAGATCGTGAACGAGCGCGCGGAATAGCCATGGCCCTCGACATGACCACCGCCTTAACGATTAAGGCCAAGGTCACTGGCGAGAATGAGATCGAAGGCCTGAACAAAGCACTCGGCAGGACGGCAACGCAGGCCAAGGCAGCAAGCAATGCGTTCTCAGGCTTCAAGGGCCTGGGCGCCTTGGTGCCTGCTGCTGCGATTGCAGGCGTAACGGCATTGGCCAAGGGCGCGATTGATACGGCCGACAATCTGAACGATCTCAGCATCCGCACGGGTGTCGCGGTTGAAAGCCTGAGCCGGTTCGGTGCAGCAGCAGAAGACAGCGGCAGCACCATTGATGAAGTGGGCAAGGCGATGGGGCGCCTTGCGCGCGGCATTGTTGACCCTGCATCAGCAACATCTGAAGCGCTCGGCAAGATCGGTGTTGCCACCCGTGATGCACGCGGCAAGATCCTGAGCCTTGATGAGATCATGCTGGGCGTGGCGGATAAGTTCGCCAAGCTGCCCGACGGTGCTGAGAAGACAGCGCTGGCGATGGAACTATTCGGCAAGAGCGGCGCGAATCTGATCCCGATGTTGAATCAGGGCCGTGATGCGCTCAGCCAATACGCTGCGACCATCGACACCGAGATGGCGCAGGCGGCTGATCAGTTCAACGATTCGCTCAACAACATTGCCCGATCAATCGCTGGCCCATTCAATGAAGCAGTCACGGCATTGCTGCCGCTGATCACAAGCATTGCCGAGGCACTGGCCGCATTGATCAAGGATCTAATGCCAATCCTGCAGCCATTGATTGAGAAGGCTGTAGCTGGTCTGGTCAAACTGATCGAGGCAATCAAGCAGCTGCCGCCAGGGATGCAGCAGATCGTGGTGGGCGTGACGGCTGTGGTTGCCGCGTTTGTTTTGCTGGCGCCTGTGGTCAGCACGATCATCTCAATCGGGTCTGCAATCGGTAGCCTCATCGGTCTGCTGACCGGTGGCGGCGGCCTGCTCGCTGCACTGGCTGCTGTGTTCTCTGGCCCAGTCGGCTGGATTGCTTTGCTTGTCGCCGCTGGCGTTGCGATCTACGCCTTCCGCGACAAGGTAGGCGATGCTTTCAAAGCTATTGGCAAGTTCTTCTCTGATCAGGTGGAGGTGTTTAACGAGCATCTGGTTAAGCCGATCATGGATGGCGCGAAGGCTGTCGTTGATGGCATCCAGCGCGCATTCAAGGGATTGGCAGATGCGTTGCGCGGGCCGTTTGATGCTGTGGGCCGCTTTATCAAATCCGTCTTCAACGGCTACATCGGATTGGTGGAGAAGTTCATCAATGGCGCAATCAGCGGCATCAACAATCTGGTCGCCGGCGCCAACCGTGCGCTCACTGCTTTGAAGCTACCCAACATTCCGACGGTGAATGAAGTGCGCCTGCCGCGCTTCGCTACCGGTGGCGTGGTGGACAAGCCAACCGTGGCGCTGGTGGGTGAAGGCCGCGAGCGTGAGTACATCGTGCCCGAATCCAAGATGGGCCGCGCTGCGCTGAACTACCTCATGGGCAAGCGTGGCGATGCGGTGCTGCGTAACGAAAGCGGTCGCACTGGCCGCGCAAGTGCCAGCCAAGGCAACACCACCATTCAGGTGCAGACCGGCCCGGTGATGCAACAAGACGGCCAGCGCTATGTGACCATCGAGGATCTCGAGCGGTCGTTGACCTCGCTGGCATCCAACCTGCTGGGCAATAGCCGCTCCTACGCTGGGCGGCGTTATCAGGGGCTGGCCTGATGAGCAACAGAGGCCAATCTCAGTATCTGCGCATCTACAACGGTGCGACCACCTACCAGCGCTATCAGGGGTACTACGTCAACAGCACAGTCACATGGGACAGCGCGCAGTGGGAATACCAGCCGTTTGTGGTCAACGGCCTGATCGGCGGCACACCTGGCACCGACGTGGGCATCACGATCGACATCCCGGCAACGGAGACGCTGCTGCAGACATTCAAGGATGCGCTGAACTTCAACCGGCTTTGTGAGATCAATCTCTATGAGTTCGACACACGCCTAAGCAATGCCGTGCCGCAGTCGGGTCAACTGCTGATTGGCACCTACGTGGGCGAGGTGATCAGCATGGGCGGCAGCTTCTCATTGCTGACCGTGCGGCTAGGTTCTACGCTTGCGCCAGTGGGCGCGCAGGTGCCGCCGCGTAAGTTCAACAACCACCTCATCGGCGCACCCATTCGGATATGAGCAGCATCATCCCGGTCAATATCCCGATCGGCGGGCCGATGGTGCTGATCTCGGAATCTGATGCGCCATCAACAGAGGCGGCAGCACAGGGCAGCAGTGCGCTCGATAGCCGCCAGCGGGCGATCGTGATCGGTGAGCCGGTGCCGATTGTGTTCGGCAAGCGGGTGAGCAGAACTACCTACAAGTGGAATGGTGATGTGGGGACTGCTGTCGTCTACGACGTTGGCGGTGTGTTCGTGTCGCCCGGCGCCACAGAGGGACGCTTCAGCAACAACGCCAGTACCAATGAGCTAGCGGTCAAGTTTCACCTCGTGCTCAGTCAAGGCGACATGCCGCAGCTGCAGGTGCGTGATGTATTCCAACGTGCCTGCCGGGTTGGCACGTGGAAGCAAACCTACGACCGCCGCGCTGGTACGTGGACGCCTGGCAACTTCATCACGGCAGTGGCCGGCAAGCAGCTGTGGGATTGCCCGATCTTCTGCGGCACATCCGGCTACTACGACGATCTGACAACGCTGAGCTATGAGAACAGCCACGCCGATGGCGACGACACCTGGGATCGGCAGGTGCATTGCTTTGTGCGCGATGGCATCATTGTTGATCGGCTGATCGAGGGCACGACCGGCAGCAGCAATAACGTCTGCGATCTGGCGGTTTACCTGATCAAGCAATCCAGCCGCTTCCCGGATGCGCTGATCGACACGGCCACATTCACCACAGCGGCCAACTTCACCGAGACTCAACAGATCTACTACAACGGCGAGTTCCGTGATAGCCAGAACCTAGAGGACTGGCTGCAGGACATCAGCACGTATTTCCTGCTGCGTGTCAGCGACAAGAACGGCAAGAAAGCATTCAGGCCGCGGCTGCCCATTACCGGCGCCTATGCCATCGATACCGGCGTGGTGACATCAGAGTTTGGATTCACTGAGGATCATCTGCTGCCGGATGGTTTCGAGATCGAGTGGATCCCGTTCGCTGATCGCCGCCCCACCATCATGCAGATGGTCTGGCGGCAGCAGCCCGACGATGACATCGGACTGATCCGCACCAGCCTGGTGAACATCGTTGACGCCTTCACCGATCAGCCAACTGAGCAGCACGACATGAGCCAGTTCTGCAGCTCAGAACTACATGCCGTGAAGGTTGGCGCGTACCTTGCAGCACGGCGGGCGTTCGTCACCCATACGCTGCGCATCCGCGTCAAGCCGGACGCCTACAACACCACGCTGGCGCTGGGCGATATCGTGCGCGTGCGACTGCGCCGCGAGACGGATCTTGATGCCGTCACCTGGCATGACTACCTCTACGAGGTCGAGCGGATCAATAAGACGCTCAGCGGTGCTGTTGAGCTGGATCTGATCCACTTCCCGATTGATGCCAGTGGCCGCAGCGTGGTGGCGCTCTATGTGCAGGCTGCATCGGTGAAGGGCTACGTGTACGACACCGGCCGCAGTGATTTCACCTGCGATATTCCGGGCCGGGATGAAGATGATGATCCGATCCCGGATGAAGGTGGCACACCAGGGGGGCTGCCGCCTACCGATACAGATGAGACGCCAGTCGATCCTGACCTGCCGACATGGCCGCCTGATGTGCCTGATCCAACCTGGCCAGATGGCACTGAGGATCCTGATGATCCAAACAATCAAGCCGGCCGTGAGGGGCAGCCTGTGGGTGGCATCAGCAACCCGGCGGATCCTATTGATAGCGCGACTGATACTGATGTCGGTGGTGGCGGCACGATTGGCAATATCCCATCAGATCGGCCGGTTTTACCCGGTGACACGCTCACCTCTCCCACCTATCTCTGCCCTGGCTACAAAACCGAATGGTGGATCTGTCCACCTGCTTACGTGGCGGACAATGTGGGGGTGCTCGAGGAGAATCTTGCGCAAGCCTGCGAGCTTGTGGATGAAGGCTCTGAGTACCTTGTCACCGCTGCAGCAGCAGGGAAGCACATCGTTGCGATTGGGCGCTGCCCTGACCCATCAGCACCGGATGGATTTGGCCCAGCGACCGGGGCTACTGCGACGGAGCAGGTTGGGGGTGGCAGTCAAGGTGCACTGACAGCTGATCCTGAAGCTGCAACGCAGTTTGAGGTGTTGATGCCTGGAGACGATCCTTATAATCAGTACAGATATATTACGTCTATTACAGGCCCAATTTTCTACCTCGAAGAGGACACGTTTACGATTTCTGGCACGACTTATAACAGGCGTATCAAATTGCGGTGGACTGATACAAGTGGAAACGTGCAAGACGTGATTCCCGGATTCTTTGTTGGTAGAAATTACCCCGAGCAGTTCGGTAGCGACATCAAGCCATGGGGCTGTTTCTTTAGGGTCGTATCTACTGGCGAGATCTGGCCTTACATCAACTAGCCATGGCCACCTTCCCCGCGCTAACCCCCAGCTCGCGCACCTACACCCCGGCCAGCAGCCCGAACACTGCGCTGCGTGTGCTCACTGGATTTGAATCCAGCGTGCGCCATAGCAGCAGCAGCGTTGGCCATCGCCTACGGATGACCTTTCAGCAGATCAGCCGCGCCGATCATTACAGCCTCATCAGTCACTATTCATTGCATGGCAGGTTCGAGGCGTTTGATCTGCCATCCGAACCTCTGACCGGATCTGGCCTGACCTTCCCTTCTGGCTATCAGTGGATCTATGCCGGTTCGCCTGAAACTGAAGAAGTCTGCGGGCAGATCGTCTGCAGCGTTGAACTGGAGCTAATCCCGCCGCAACCCTTCACCGGTGGCGGTGGATCGCTGCCGATCCTTGCCTGTCCCGCCGGCCAGCAATCCGGCACGCAAGGCACCTTCACGCAGACATTTGACATCGGCCCTGGCGCTGGCACATTTGATTTCACCTACTCGGCATTTTCAATTGCCGATCGATTTATCATCACCGGCGCCGCCAGCTACGACTCTGGATTCGTCAGTGGCACCAATGTCACCGTCCCGATCACCAAGACCACCACAGGCCGCTACATCGATGTGCGCGTAGAAGCGCCAACTGCCGGGACAGAATGGAACTACACCGTGGGCTGTACCTACTAACGTGGCTGACTTCCCTGCTCTCTATGCCGACAGCATCAGCTACGACGTTGGTGCGCTCAACATCAGCGAGGAGCCAACAATCGGCGCTGGTCCGATTCGTTTCCGTCATTCACTGCGCACTACCGGCGGCACCGTCAGCCTGTCCTACACCAACCTCACACAGGCCGAAATCCAGCAGATCCGTGATCACTGGACCGGCAGCGATGGCACGCATAGGTTCTTCAGCGTGCCATCTTCAGTGTGGGGCGGTGCGCCAATCGGCCAGGCGGATTCCACCTTTCGATATGAAGAGCCGCCAGAGGAGGAGCATTTCGACGTTTATTTCAATGTGACCGTCACGTTGCGGATGCTGCTTGGCGTCAATCTGATCTACGTGCTCTATGGCGGCACTGCAACACTGGCGGCCGTAGCGGCATTCCAATCGTTTGCCTTCACAGGAAATGCGCCGTTTATCCTTGATGGAAATGCCGCTGATCCTGAGGATCCAGCGGCCACACTGATTCTTAAAGGCGGAGGCGCCAGCCAGTGACAACACCTACCACCGTCAACGTCCGCCTACAGCTGCGCGCTGACACAGCTGCTAACTGGGCTGCGGCCAACCCAACACTGCTGGCGAATGAGGTAGGGCTTGAGACTGATACCAAGAAACTGAAGGTAGGCAACGGGTCTACGGCATGGAACAGCCTCGCGTACTTCCCCAGCATCGTCACTGGTGGCACGGTGCTCGGCAACCTGGAGATCGGCAGCACTGGCACGCTGACCTTTGAAGGCAGCACCGCTGATGGTTTTGAGACCACGCTGGCGGTCACCAACCCAACGGCTGACCGCACCATCACGTTGCCCAATCAGAGCGGCACCGTAGTGGTGAGCGGTAACGCCAGCATTGTTGACGCGGACATCGCAGCTAACGCTGAGATCGCCGTCAGCAAGCTGGCGAACGGCACCGCCAATCAGGTGATCGTCACGGATGGCACCAATGTCAGCTGGTCCGATGACCTGACGCTGGCAGGCAACCTGACCGTCAACGGTACGACCACCACCATCAGCACTCAAAACCTGCTGGTGGAAGACAAGAACATCATTATCGGCGATGTTGCCACTCCTACTGATGTGACCGCCGATGGTGGCGGCATCACGCTGAAAGGCACCACCGATAAAACGATCAACTGGGTGGATGCCACCGACGCGTGGACTAGCAGCGAACGGTTCAGCGTGCCGCTAGGTAGTGCCGCATCGCCATCGCTGACGTTCACTGGCGACCCCAACACCGGCATTTATTCACCCGGCAGTGATCAGGTGGCAATCTCCACTGGTGGGTCTGGCAGGTTGTTCGTGGATGCAACCGGAGCCGTAGAAGTAATCAGAAACAACAATGTCTCAGTCGAGTGCCTTACGCTCACCAATCAAGCCACTAGCGGCGTAGCAAACTCAACTTTTCAGAATTTCAAGACTTTTACTGGTAGCTCTGTCGCAAACGCCGCCGTTATAGGAGCTACAGCTTCTACTTGGAGCTACGGAAATTCTCAGCCAAACTCCTTCATTATTCAAGGCTACGGATCTGGTGGGGTTGGAATTCGCGCAGCAAATGCTCCAATCATATTCTCTAATGGCAACGCTGATCCACACTTTTCTGGCGAACGCCTGCGCATCACCTCGGCAGGGCTCGTAGGGATTGGCACTACGAGCCCTCAAGAGTTATTTCACGTAAATACAGGGTCTTCTGGTGGGCAAGTATTACGCATGTCAACCAATGGCGCTGATACCGGGTATTTGTACCAGAACAGTGGTGCAGTTGTTCTTGGTGCCTATTCAACCCGAATTCTTGGTTTTGAAACCAATGGCTCCGAACGCGCCCGCATCGACTCCAGCGGCAGGCTCTTAGTTGGTACGTCTAGTGCGCGTAGTGGCTTTTTCGGAGATGCAACAATTTCTCCAATTCTGCAAACAGAAGGTGCTCAAACCTACAATGACCCTCGTCGTTTTGTGTCGCTAACGCACAACGCGACTAGCGATAATGGTCCAATATTAGTACTAGCCAAAACAAGAGGCGCAACTCTTGGCGCTGTAACTGTTGTTAATAGCAACGACGAACTTGGAACTATTTCATTCCAAGGGACTGATGGAAGTGGTTTTGCCTGGGGTGCATCCATTCAGGCTTATGTGGATGGCCCCGCCTCGGCAAATGATATGCCGTCGAGACTAGTGTTCTCCACTACGGCGGATGGGGCGAGTTCTCCGACGGAGCGGATGAGGATTCAGAGCGATGGAAACGTAGTTATTGGCAAAGCAGGGCAAACAATTTCGTATGAAAACCCTGGCATTAGCCTGTTTTCTAGTGGTTCCGCTGATTTTACAAGATCTAGCGCTTATTTGATTGCACTCAATAGGAAGACTGACGACGGTAACCTTATTGAATTTTATCAAGATAATAATCTTGAGGGGACAATTTCTGTTTCTGGCACCACTGTCTCTTATAACGGTGCTCACCTAAGCCGATGGTCTCAACCTCCTTCCGGCGCAGAACGCACCGAAATCCTGCGCGGCTCCGTCCTTTCCAACATCGACGAGATGTGCGAGTGGAGCGACGAGAAAAACGAACAGTTCAACCGTATGAAGGTGAGCGACGTTGAAGGTGACAAGAACGTGTCGGGTGTGTTCCAGTGTTGGGACGATGATGACGACACCTACACCAACGACTTCTACTGCGCGATGACAGGTGACTTCATTATCCGCATTGCTGGTGATGTCACGGTTGAACGCGGTGATCTGCTCATGTCCGCTGGTGATGGCACCGCCAAACCTCAAGACGACGACATCATCCGCAGCAAGACCATCGCCAAGGTCACCAGCACCAACGTGAGCTGCACCTATGGCGACGGCAGCTACTGCGTTCCTTGTGTACTGATGGCCTGCTGATTAGTCCCCTTCACTGCTGTGCCTGGCTGAACTATCTGGAAATCCCGGATAGTTCCCAACTCATCAGCCCGGCTTACAAGTCCACGTCACTGCTCACCCCAGCTAATCTCACCACATGACCACCCCATCCATGGCTAACACCTACACCTGGCGCATCGCTCAGCTCGAAAGAGAGACAAGCGACGGTTACGT